GCTATGGACAACCCCGATGAGTTGCCGCCAGACGTGGCTGACGTAGTGCAGTGCGCGGATGACTTGTGGGCATCGTCGGTGGCTAAGTTCAACCGCTTGAAGCAGCTAGCAGGAGGGGACGCCCGTGTCCGAGGAGCCTTTATTTTTGCTGGTGGAAGTGCCACCGGGCGTGCTTCAAGCTACGGGGCACAAGTCCATAACTTTACGCGTAAGTGCAGCACCGAACCTGACGCAACCCGTCAAGCCTTGGTGCGAGGTCACAGTATCGTGCCCCGATACGGCAAGCGCGTTACGGACGTTCTTAAATCAATGCTCCGCCCAGCTCTCGTCCCCGCCCGAGGTAACGTTTTCGTCGTGGCCGACTGGGCAGCTATAGAGGCGCGCGCGACACCCTGGCTCTCCGCCGACCCGCTTGCAGAGTCGGTGCTGGATGTGTTCCGCGCTGGCGGCGACATCTACAAGCGTGAAGCGGCGGGTATCTACAACACCACATCGGACGCCGTGACGGACGACCAGCGCCAGATTGGCAAGGTCGCCATCCTCTCCCTTGGTTTTGCGGGCGGCGTCGGCGCGTTCAGTGCTATGGGCCGGGCGTATGGCGTACACATGAGCGAGCCCGAGGCGCAGCGCATTGTGGATCGTTGGCGGCGGGCTAACCCGTGGGCCGTGCGCTATTGGCAAAAGCTTGAAGACACTTACACCCGCGCCATGCGAAATGTCAACCATGAATTCGCAATTGGCCGCGTGGTGTACATGTTTGACGGTCAACATCTTTGGTACGCGCTGCCATCAGGGCGCGTGTTATGTTACCCGTTCGCCCGTCTGGAGTCGGACGGTGTGAGTTATCTCAAGGCAGCATGGAAGCCTGCGCAGGACGCTAAAGAGTGGCCCCGCGCGCGGCTTTGGAAAGGGCTTGCCTGCGAGAACATCACACAGGCCACGGCTAACGATCTGCTAAGGCATAGCCTGCGCGAGTTAGATAACCAAGGCTTACAAACGGTGCTGCACGTGCATGATGAAATCGTTATCGAATGTGCGAACGAGGCCGGCGAGGCTGTCGCCGAGGTGCTGGATACAGTGATGTGTACCGCGCCCGAGTGGGCTAAAGGGTTCCCGCTCAAGACCGGCGTCAAGATTATGAGCCGATACGGTAAATAAAAAAGCCCGGCGGGTTAGGCCGGGCTTAAACACACAACTATAGGGGTCAAAATGAAGTTCGCGGAGTATCTTAACAACACCGCCCCAGAAGGGGAAGTGATTCTTTTTGTACGCCAGGTGCCAATCGTCCGCAAGGGCGAGCATCTGAAGCACAAGGACGGCACGCCGCGCTACACGTGGCCGCCAGGTCTTTATGGCAAGTACATGCGCAACCCCGAGGGGGCGTGGTACGCCAACACCGGCTCGTTCATCGTTGACCGCATGACGGACAAACTGTCGGCGTCGGCGCCCAACGTCGAGCGCGTGGCGTTTATGGTGTTGGATGACATCGGCACCAAGTCCAAGGTACCGCCGATCGAGCCGACATGGAAGCTCGAAACCAGCCCCGGCAACTTCCAATGGGGCTACACCTTCGCGCTTGACGATCAGCCGACCAAGGGCGAGTTCAGCGCAGCGATTAAGGCTATGGCCGAGGCTGGGTTCACCGACCCCGGCGCGGTGAATCCGGTGCGTAATTTCCGCATCGAAGGCAGCGTCAACCTGAAGGAAGGCCGCGACAATTTCGCCGCCGTACTCACCGAGTTCCACCCCGACCGCGAGTTTACCGTAACGCAGATTGTTACAGCCTGTGGCGTTACGCCTGGCGAGGTTGACACGGCGCATATCCAAGGCATCGCCATCGAAGATGACGGCCTTGATAGCGTGTTGGAGTGGGTACAGGAGCGCGGGCTGCTGCTCGCCAAGGCCAACCCCGAGGGCTGGTACGGCGTCGTGTGCCCGAACCACGCCGAGCACACCACTGCCGACACGCAAGGGCGGTATCACCCCGTCACGCGCAGTTATACTTGCTTTCACGGCCATTGCGGCGATTGGAACAGCGAGAAGTTCCTGCGCTGGGTCGAGGCCGAGGGCGGCCCTAAGACGGGCTACGGCCTGCGTGATGACCTGCTTGCGAAGAAGATGGAGGCCGCTTTGTCGAAAATCACCCCAACCGAGGAGTTTCCCGACACCGCCGCCGAGGTCATCGCCCAAGTCGAGCGCCGCGAGCTAGGTCGCGTCGAGAAGTCCAAGTGGTACGAGCGTTTCGCGTATGTTCTCAGCGATGACGCGTATTTCGACTTAGGCGAGCGTCACGAGATCGCGCGCGGAGTGTTCAACGCGCTGTACCGGCATGTGACCTGCCATTCTATCCACAACAACCGACGCATCGAAGCGTCCGTCTGCTTTGACGAGAACCGCCAGGCGATGGGCGCGCGTGTGCTCGCGGGCGTCACATTCGCCGCTGGCGAGTCCATTCTTGTCAGCCGTAACGGCGTCGTCTACGGCAACCGCTGGCGCGACGCGCGGCCTGCGGTGAGCGCGGGCGATGTCAGTCCGTGGCTCGCTCACGCCGAGCGCATGATTCCCGACCCCGCCGAACGCGAGCATGTGCTTGATGTGATGGCCTACAAGCGCCAGCACGCCAACCAGAAAATTAACCATGCCGTGCTGCACGCGGGCAAGCCAGGCTCCGGTAAGGACACGCTTTGGGCACCCTTCTTCTGGGCAATCGGCGGCGACCAGCGCGTCAATGTCACGACGGTGCGTAACGAGGAGCTGAATTCTCAGTGGGGCTACGCGCTGGAATCTGAGGTTATCGTTATCAACGAGTTGCGTCAGGCCGAGGCTAAAGACCGCCGCGCGCTTGAAAACAGCCTCAAGCCCGTGATCGCCGCGCCGCCCGAGCTGCTGACGGTCAACCGCAAGGGCTTGCACCCTTACGATGCTTTGAACCGCGTACTGGTGGTGTCATTCAGCAACGAACGCGCGGCTATCAGCCTCCCTTCGGATGACCGCCGCTGGTTCGTCGTGTGGAGCGAGGCCGACCGTATGCCGCCCGCTGAGGCGCGCGCGCTCTGGAATTGGTACTACGCGGGCGGCTTCCAAGCTGTCACCGCGTGGCTCGACGCCCGCGATGTGTCGGCCTTCAACCCCGGCGCTGCGCCGCCCATGACCGAGGCTAAAATCATCATGATCGAGTCGGCGATGAGCACCGCCGAGTCGTTCCTTGTCGAGATGATCCGTCAACGCCAGGGCGACTTTGCCCGTGGCGTCATTGCCTCGCCGTTCTACGCCATCTGCGACCGGCTGCAAGGCGTGGCACCCTCCGGCGTCAAGGTCGTCCCTGCCGCGCTCATGCACGCGCTACGGGATGCTGGGTGGGTTGATTGTGGTCGGCTGCACTCTCGTGAGTTCCCAACCAAGAAGCATGTATACGCCCACCCTCAGTTTGCAACCCTTGCGCGGTCAGAGCTGCGGCGGATGGCGGAGGGTGCCGAACCTGCGTTATCTATCGTCGGGAAATAGCCACTCAACGAGGACGGCGGCGGCAATAGTCAAGAGTAAGTACATCACGCTGTTTTGCCTGTAGTTGATTGTATCGAATGGCGACGAATTGGCGGTCACTGGGCGGCTTATAACGCCGCCTAAGCCCCTTGCGCGCCTCCTTGCGCGCTACGTCAATCCATCGGCAGATGCGCCGCGTCCACCAGTCAGCGGTCGTCAGCTTTGGCATGGGTCACGGCTAACGCCTCGCGCAGTTTTTCCAGTTCCTTTGCGTACCGCCAGCACCGCTCACGCAGTTGCCGTATCTCAGCGCGGTACTCTGTCGCGGTGTGCGACATCTTGTCCCACTCATCATCCAACGGGTCAGGCTCGTACTGTGTGGTCATACTGTCCCCCTATCCGGGTAGCGGATAGCGGCGGCTAGTACGGACGCAGCCCGCACCGCCTCCACTACCGCCGACTCTAACGCGCTAGGGTCGGTCGGCGGCTCGCACGCCAGTATCAGATTGTCGAGCGCCTCCAACGCGCGCTCGGCGGCGGTGTGTAGGTTACTCACGCTCGCCCTCCTCAACGAGCCGTGTAACGAACCAGAGCGCCTTACGGTAATCCTCCAGCGCCTCGCCTTTATGCCCGGCTCTTGATAGGTACTTGAGCGATGACAGGCGCAAGTATCCCTCAAATTCCTCCGGCGTACTCTTGGCTTTCATGTAGTCGATGGTCTCGATCCCGCCAACCTTGTAATGGTCGGGGTCGATGGCGTCGCCTACTGCGGGCGCGGGCGTACTATGCCCCGCGCGGTACTCGCTCAAAAGGGCGCGCAGCTCATCCGGCGAGAGGACAGGCCCAGGCGGGGCCAGCCCCTTGTACATGGTCTCCGGGTCGATGAACGGGTCATCTGACGGCTTGTGCATACTGTCACCTCATACTGTTAAAGATACTCACGGCCACCGCGCCGGCACGCCCAGTTAGGCGGCGGCACGCGGCGCCAGTCGTCGGCGCGTGCTTTCCGAAGTTGACGCACTAGCCGATACACCCACGATAGCCAGCGCATCATCGGAGCGCGTCCCATGCGCTCGCCTTCTTGTCGGTGACCTTGAAGTTATCCACCGGCCACCGGCGCGCAATCTGCTCGACAGACCACACCAGCACCACCGTCCCGGCATCGTGTTTCCAGCAGCCCTCGTTTGTTTTACCGTCGCTCGTGTAGTAAAAGGCGCGGCGCATCTCATCGGTCGTGGTTTTATTCAGCCCGATTTGTAACAGGTCGAATTTAATCTCACACGGGTCAGTCGTGAGCACCGTGCGCCCGTCACGGTCACCTTTAACGCCCGCCGTGGCGAAAATTTCAGCATAGGCGGGCAGAGCCAAGGTAGCCACCAAAGCGGCGGCGATTGTTGCGGTTTTCATAGTCTATTGTCTCCAGTTGGTTTTAGTTTACGCAGTCAAAAAAGTATCAACACAAGGCGCAATGTGGAACGCGTCACGCGTCGGCATGTCGTCAAGGTGTCCGGCGGCTACCGCCCATTGACACTCCCGCAGGTGCTCCGCCAATGCGGCGTCGGCGTCGCCGTAACTGTCGAAGGTTTCGGGGTCACCGTCTAGGCTCCACACATTTTCCCAATGGTTGCCGGTAAGGGTGAGCACTACCCATTGCTGCGCGGTCATGCCTTATCCTCCGTTGCGACGGCCTCTTCGACTTCAGAATCGAACGCCTGAGCGGTGGCTAATGCGTCGTCCATTTCGCGTCCGTTCGCGTAGATATTCACAACCACCCCGTCGTCGGTACCTACAAGGCGGATGGAGAATCCTTTCAAGGTGAACCACGCAGCACCCTCGGAGAGCAAATAATCCCCATCCTGTAATGGTGTCTCGCTCATGCCTTATCCTCCCCATCGAAACTAGACAAGTCACCGTCGGCGTAGGCCAACGCCTCCGCAATGTAGCCATGCGCCTCGCTGCCTTCTTCGACTAGCTCATACGCCGCACGCAAAGCGATAGCGATGCGGGTCAGTTTTTCGCTGTCGGATACTTCGTCCTCGTCTTCGTCCTCCCACTCTGTATAGTAAGAATCGCCCTCGCAGTCATCGCACCAGTCCTCCCATTCCTCGGGAGTGAAGTGCTTATGCAAGCACTCGTCGCTGCAGTAGTAAGCCCTACCACCGTCGAAACAGTAGCCCTCGTTCATGCCCTTGCCGCACTCCGAACAAATGCGAGCGTACTTCTTGTGAGCCATGGTTCAGCCCTCCTCCTTGATATCGCCGAACATGTCCCGAACATCCCGCACCAAGGCGCGGCGGTTCTTCCCATATTGCCAATCCGTGCAATCGAGATAACCCGGCATCGAATACCGCGCCGCATAGTACCGCCCCGGCATCGCGCCGAAGCTCTCCGGGTCAGCCGTGCCGGTGCTGCATTCATCACACCGCAGCGTCCCGTCCTGCATCGCATCGCGCCGGTCGTTATGGTCGAATGTTGCCCACTCGTGGCTATATAGCGTCGCGCCGCACCGGGCGCATTCGGCGGTGTAGAGCGCGCCTTTCTGGGTTACTTGCAGTTGCATGGTCACGGTTCAGCCCTCCGCCTTGATATCGTCAAGCATGTGCTCGGCAATTTCGTGCCAGTTGACATCCTTTAGGAAGGCGCGCGCGTAGTCGACGGCGAGGCCTTCTAACGAGCCGTCCTGCGTGACCACGCTATCGGCGTATTCTTCCAACAGTTGGCCAAGGCCATAGGCGTCGTCGTCGGCAACTTCGGTCGGGTACAGGTCGCGGATGTCCAGACAGTCGAATATCTCTAGCGCAACGCGCCATGTGGCGTAGTTAGTCCATCCGTTGTACTTGGTGTCGGTCGTCATGGTGTTAGTTTCCTTTAGTAGAGTGTACGAGATTAGGTTACAGCAGGTCAGTCGTTCAATGCAAGGCAGATGATTGCACTCACTTGCGCGAACAATGCGAGGCCGATAGTAGCGGCTCCCATCCATGCGCCGAATGTGAGAATCGCGGAGCAGCAAAATAGAAGGTTAGAAAATTTCATGGCGTGTTGTCTCCGGTGTGGTTACTGGGCGGTAATCTGGCAATAGTCGATGCAGTCATAACGGCGACCGACAGACATATATAAAGACTTTTCGGACGCTTTAAAAATCGGACGGCCAGCGTCAGCAAACTGCTGAGCAGTTTTCGGGGTTACTTTAGTAACGCGCCACGCGGTAGCAACATAGATAGTCTTACCAGATGCCAGCGCATCGGTAATCCATGCGAGAGTTTCGGCGGGGTTTTTCATGTCAGTAACTCCAAGCGTTGTTGATGTGTGCAGATTAGACGCGTGCGCGTAGGCTGTCAAGCATTTTTTTACATAGACGCCTTTCAAAGTGCAAGGCATTTTCGGGCAAGGTGTGGGTCATGTGGGTCAGATTGTGGGTCATGTTTTGCGGACGAATTGCCCACGCGCTAGAGCCTATATTTACAGCGCGGGATATGACTTGTGGGCATTGTGGGTCATCTCTTTACTTCTAATCTAGTAAAGAAATACTACTGTATAAACATACAGCCTGGAGCGTGTGACGCGCATTCCGTTGGAGCCGCTCCGATTTTTTTTCCGTGACCATTTGACCCACATGACCCACAAATCGCCCACGCCCTCCGATTTGTGGGCAATGTGGGCAACCGAAAACAAATTGCCCACATTGCCCACAAATGCAACGGCCAAAGAATTGCCCACATGACCCACAACGCTTGACGGCTAGCAGTCGGGGGGCGCGTAGCCGTTGCCCACATTGCCCACGCTGCCCACCGCGCCCAGGCTGAATGCGAACGAGAATCATTTGCAACTGAGGGGGTGGGCCGGCCCGCGCGTGGGCTGTACCTGGTACGGAGGGGTTGCACAAATTTTTTTATTTTTTTACCCGCTAGCCCGTAAGCCAAAACCTTATGCTAATCTTGCGTGGCGATGTCTGACGTGATGCGCACGTAGCGACCGGGAGGTAGCTGAAGGGGTTATGAGCCCCACCATCTAAGGCAATCTCCGCCCCGGCACACAGGCCACACGGTTGTTGTGGATCGCGGCCTCCCGGCAGGACAATCCTGCACATCGCTTGTCTTTTGCTTACATGAAAGGTAGTGTTGCAACATGTTCAAATCGCTTCCGCACGCGCCACGGCAACTGAACGCTACTGAGGCGCGGCTACAGGCTATTTATGACGCAGCGGCCCTCGGGCTAAGAGGTGATAGCCTTGCCCTGGCGGCGGGGCTGTTGCCGGCGGAGTACCGGCGGCTGTGTCAGATGGACCCGCTCGCTGAGATGGCGGAGGCCAAAGGGCGTGCAGATAGTGAGTTTGAGGCCGCGAACCAACTGCGTGACGCGGCTCGCAATGGCGATTCAAAGGCTTCTTTGGCAATCCTCCAGCATGTGCACGGTTGGGTGGCGAAGCAGCAGGTACAGGTCGATGTCAAGCAGCAGATCAGCGTCATCGCCGCGCTGCAAGAGGCAGAATCTCGCGTCATTGAAGGCCGAGTATTGCCGGATGAACCGGCTGCATTGACCCGCGCGCCCACCACGCTCGCTACCCGAGCCCTGACGGCAGAATATGCAACTTCCGATATATAGCCCCGAGGACGAGCAGCTACTGATGACTCGGCTCTGGTCGCCGAGCGTCAAGGACGACCCCGAGGCGTTCGTGCTGTTTGCGTTCCCGTGGGGGCAGAAGGGCACGCCGCTGGAGAACTTCCAAGGGCCGCGCAAGTGGCAGCGCGAGGTGCTGCGCAAGGTGGCCGCTCACATCGCCCGCAACAAGAACGCGACGGGGTACGACGTGCTGCGCATGGCGACGGCCTCGGGGCGCGGTATCGGTAAGTCGGCCTTGGTGTCCTGGCTGATCCTGTGGATGCTATCAACGCGCATCGGCTCGACTATCATCGTGTCGGCTAACTCGGAAGCCCAGCTACGCTCGGTCACCTGGGCCGAGGTGACTAAGTGGCTCTCGCTGCTGCTCAACAGTCATTGGTTTGAGGTGTCGGCAACGCGCGTCATGCCGGCCAAGTGGCTCGCGGAGATCGTCGAGCGCGACCTGAAGAAAGGCACGCGGTACTGGTCGGTTGAGGGGCGGCTGTGGTCGGAGGAGAACCCCGACGCGTACGCCGGTGTCCACAACTTCGACGGTGTGATGGTCATATTCGACGAAGCGTCGGGTATACCGGACCCCATCTGGGCGGTGACGGCGGGCTTCTTTACGGAAAACACGCCTAATCGCTTCTGGCTCGCCTTCAGTAACCCACGACGCAACGAGGGGTATTTTTATGAGTGTTTCAACGCAAAAAGGCAATTCTGGCAAACGCAAAACATCGACGCGCGCCAAGTCGAAGACACCGACAAAGCCGTTTACGAGCAAATCATCGCCGAGTATGGAGCAGATAGTAGCCAAGCTAAAGTCGAGGTCTACGGAGAGTTCCCTTCCGACGGAGACGACCAGTTCATTGCTCCGCGAATTGTGGACGAGGCTGTGGCGCGCGCCCGCTACAAGGATGAAACAGCTCCGCGAGTCATTGGGGTGGACCCCGCACGATCCGGCGCCGACAGCACCGTCATCGTCGTCCGACAAGGGCGCGACATCGTAGCAATCAAGCGCTACCGGGGCGAGGACACTATGGCCACCGTCGGGCGCGTCATCGACGCAATCGAGGAGTACAACCCGGCGCTCACGGTCATTGACGAGGGCGGGCTCGGCTATGGCATACTTGACCGATTGAAAGAGCAGAGGTATAAGGTTCGTGGGGTAAACTTTGGCTGGAAGGCCAAGAACCCCGTGATGTGGGGCAACAAGCGCGCCGAGATGTGGGGCGACATGCGGGAATGGCTACGCACGGCGAGCATCCCGTCTGATCGGCTACTCAAGTCGGACCTGTGCGGGCCACACGTCAAGCCTAACTCGTCGGGGACGATCTTCTTGGAGGGCAAGAAGGAGATGAAGGCCAGAGGTCAAGCGTCGCCGGATGCGGCAGACGCGCTCGCCGTCACCTTCGCCTACCCGCTCGCAAGCCGTGAGGCACGCGACGCGCCAAGACGAGTCGTCTCCCGCCAGGGTGGCAACGGCATGGCAAGCAGTTGGATGGGAGCCTGATGGCACGCAAGTCGGTCAGTCTGTCGGTGGGTCGGGGAGAGAAACAGCCTGTTTCTAAGGGCGCGGGCTTGACGGCCAAGGGCCGAGCAAAGTACAACCGCGAGACGGGCAGCAACTTGAAGGCTCCGGCCCCGAGTCCGAAGACTAAGGCGGACGCGGGACGTAAAAAGTCGTTCTGTGCGCGCATGAAGGGCGTGGTGGCTAAGGCCAAGGGGCCGGCTGAACGAGCAAAGGCGTCGCTTAGACGCTGGAAGTGTGGCTAATGGCTAGTAATAAAGGTCTTTACGCGAACATTAACGCTAAGCGGGCTCGCATTGCAGCCGGTAGTGGTGAGAAGATGCGCGCACCGGGTAGTAAGGGGGCGCCGACCAATAAGGCGTTCCGTCAATCGGCCAAGACGGCCAAAAAGAGGAAGTAATCATGGCATACGGCCCTGTTGGCGTTTCTCGACGCGCTACTATTGGCAACATGTTGGCTCAGCCGTCAGGCGCGCCGGCTGCCCAGCAGCCTCGCATGCCGACGCCGCGTCGGCGAGTGTCTGAGGACATCATCCGCACGACGACGAACTTTCGCCCCTCGCCCATGCCGATGCGCGACCGGGGGAGACCCCGCTAATGCCGCTCGTTAAGTCCGCAACCAAAGGTGCGTTCCGCAAGAACATCCGCGCCGAAGTGAATGCGGGTAAGCCTGTCAAGCAGGCCGTGGCGATCGCGTATGCGGTCAAGCGTAAGGCACAAGGTAAGAAGCGCAAATAATGGCAAAAGACCCAACAGGGCTTAGGGGCGCCGCTCGCGTCGCCAACACGCCGACCAACCGGGGCAAAGCCTCCCGCGACCCAGCCGATGTACTGGCCACGGCGCGCTCGCGCCTTACTATGGCCCTCTCGGCGTACTCTGATAGCCGCGAAGACGAGCTGGATGACCTGCGTTTCATGGCAGGCTCGCCGGACAATCAGTGGCAGTGGCCCCAAGACGTGTTGGCGACGCGCGGCTCGGTGCAAGGACAGACGGTCAATGCGCGTCCGTGCCTGACCATCAACAAGCTGCCGCAGCACGTGCGGCAAGTGACCAACGATCAGCGTCAGAACCGGCCATCTGGCAAGGTCATCCCCGTTGATGACAAGGCGGACATTGAGGTCGCTGAGATTTTTGACGGAATTGTCCGTCATATTGAGTACATTTCGGATGCGGATGTGGCCTACGACACCGCGTGCGACAACCAGGTCACCTACGGCGAAGGGTATTTCCGCATTTTGACGGAATACTGCGACGAAAATACGTTTGATCAAGACCTTCGCATAGGCCGCATCCGAAATAGCTTCAGTGTGTACATGGACCCGACCATCCAAGACCCTTGTGGCGCGGATGCGGAGTGGTGTTTCATCACCGAGGACATCCCGAAAGCCGATTTTGAGCGTATGTACCCCGATTCAGAGCCGATTTCGTCGGTTTTGCAGCGCGGTGTAGGCGATCAGGCGCTGTCGCAGTGGATTAACGAGAATACGGTCCGTATTGCGGAGTATTTCTACAAAGAACACACCCGCGAGACGCTGAATCTGTACGCCGGCAACCAAACGGCGTTTGACGGGTCGCCCGAAGCGCAAGAGCTGGAGATGCTTGGCCTTCAGCCGATCCGCAAGCGCGAAGTTGACGTAAAACGCGTCAAATGGGTCAAGACTAACGGCTACGAAATTCTTGAGGAACAAGAATGGCTGGGTAAATGGATTCCGGTCATTCGTGTAATTGGTAACGAGTTTGAAGTTGAAGGCCGCATGTACGTGTCGGGGCTTGTGCGTAACGCCAAGGACGCCCAGCGCATGTACAACTACTGGGTGTCGCAGGAAGCAGAGATGCTGGCCTTGGCGCCCAAGGCGCCGTTTATCGGCTACGGCGGTCAGTTTGAAGGCTACGAACAGCAATGGAAGACGGCCAACACGACAAACTGGCCGTACCTAGAAGTTAATCCCGACGTGACAGACGGTCAGGGCGCAGTCCTGCCGCTGCCACAACGTGCCCCGCCGCCGCTTGCCCAGACGGGCTTGATCCAGGCGAAGATGGGCGCTGCCGACGACATCAAGGCCGCGACCGGCCAGTACGATGCCAGCCTCGGTATGCGGTCCAATGAGCGCACGGGTCGGGCCATCTTGGCGCGTGAACGGCAAGGCGACACAGGCACTTATCATTTTGTAGACAACCTAGCTCGTGCTATTCGCTATGGGACGCGCCAACTCGTTGATTTGATTCCGAAGATTTACGATACCCAGCGTATCGCGCGAATCGTCGGCATCGACGGAGAGACCGCAACGGTCAAAATCAACCCGATGCAGGCTGAGCCTGTCCGTCGGTTGATGAACGAGACGGGCATCGTGATTGAGAAGATTTACAACCCGTCTGTCGGTAAGTACGACGTTGCGGTCACGACCGGTCCGTCCTACGCGACCAAGCGCCAAGAGGCGATGGACGCGATGGGGCAGATTTTGCAGGCCAACCCGAACTTGTGGCAGGTTGCAGGCGACTTGTTCGTCAAGAACATGGACTGGCCAGGTGCTCAAGAGATTGCTAAACGGCTGGCTAAGACGATTGATCCGAAGCTAATGGCGGACGAGGACGACCCGGCGCTTCAGGCTGCTCAGCAGCAAATGGAGGCTATGGGGCAAGAAATGCAGATGATGCAAGAGATGCTCCAGCGCGTGCAGCAGTCCATGGAAGCCCGCGAGGTGCAGATCAAGGAGTTTGAAGCTGAGGTCAAGGCGTATAGCGCTGAGACCGATCGCATCAAGGCGGTTGAAAGCGGTTTGAGTGAGGAACAGATTCAGGACATCATAATGGGCACTTTGGCCGGCATGATGAATAATGGCGAGCTTGTGTCGCCTAGCGCCGAGCGCGAGATGCCTATGCAGCCTGAGATGGGCATGGAAGCCCCGCCGCCGATGCCACCTGACATGGGCATGGGAGCGCCGCCACAATGAGCTGTGAAGTCTTTATCGGGCACATTTTTCTAGCTCGGGATGTTGCCCATTCAACGCACCTAAACACCCGTAACTACGCAAAACATAAAACTTTGCAGAAGTTTTACGAGGGGGTTATCGAGCTATCGGACGCATTTGCTGAAGCGTATCAAGGCCGGTATGGGCTAATTGGCCCAGTCGCGCTACAGTCGGCTAAAAAGACGAACAATGTGCTCGACTTTTTGCAGGACGAACTAAAGACGCTTGAGGAAATGCGTTACACGGTTTGTAGTAAAGAGGATAGCCCTCTACAAAATTTGATTGATGAGATACTGACGTTGTATCTTACGACCATTTATAAACTGCGCTTCTTAGCGTGAGGGTAGAACATGGAACTTCTTAATCCGATGGCCGATGCCGTATACCCCGGTCGTACGGTAGCGTACACGGGCACCGCAGGCTCTACGGCGACTTGGCAGTCCGGCCCGCAGGGCGTAGTGGTATGGTGTACGTCAGCTGCGTACGTGGTCGTGGGTGAGGGCGTGACGGCAACGACTTCCAGCACTCCGATCCCGGCCAACACGCCAATTCCGTTCATCGTGCCGCAAGGCACTGGCGCGCCCTGGCGAGTGAGTGCCATTCGCGTAACGGCTGACGGCGACTTGTACGCCAAGCCCATTAACATCCGATGAGCTTCGGAGTTGGTTTGCGAAATGCGGTCGGGCTAGGGCTTGGCGGCATTGCTTCGTTT